ATTTAGGACAATGAAATGCATCTAGCATAAACTGGCTAAAGGTTTGATTTACTTCGTTGGCTATTTGGTCATAGAGTTGAACTATTGTTTCCTTAGTCCAAGGTATAGATCCTTTGTTAATGTCTTTCTGTAAGGTCTTATAGGCACTAAAATAACAACTGTCAGTATCACCGTATATAATGGCTCTACCAACATGATCAAAATCTCCAGTAATAACTTCATTGACCTTACCCGCCATATGACGAGCAATGGCTCGACCTGTTAGTGTGGTTGATTGTCCAATGCGTTTATCAAAAAACCTACAACCCGGATTAAGAATAGCACCGTATAGACTATTTAGATTAATCTTCTTAACTAACTGTCGTTTATCCCAATATTCCTCTTCGATTTTATTACCAGCAGCGATAGTTTCTTTAAGCTTGGCCTGCATTTCCTTTCGTTCTTTATACCATCTTGCTAACAATCCAGGAATGATACCTTCACGTTCGTAGGTAAAGATTGTGCCATTAGCACTTAACATGAAAGGTTGATTACTTTCGAATATGAGTTGGTAAACTTCGGCAGCACTAAGAATATCTATAGCACCATCTTCCCAGTCTATGGTAATCTCTGTGCCAATTTCTTTGTTCATTACTGCTTCGTATTCATCACTGCCAAATTTACCTTCCCAAGATGCCGCAAAGCTCTTGCCCTTGGCCATTTGTTGTTGGAGATGTTCTTCGGTCATAGTTTGACGAAGTTGTCCTATAATAGTTTCTGGACCCATATTAAGGGCACGAATAGCCGAAGGATACAGACTGTTAATGTCCAATGAACCAACCCAATCATGAATACCTTCTTTAGGATAGGCCACGTAAGCACCAGCAGCAGCTTCGTCATCACGCTCACTCATTTTAGTTCTATTAGGAACCTGTAGCCCTCTGCGATGACATTCATTGATAATGGCCTGTTCAGTCACAGCCACAGCTCCCATTGTGGTCTGTAATAATACAGTACATTCATGTGCTAGTTTGTTACTTAGATCCAGGAACTTGAGTTTTTGGTCCAGTTTGTTAAGTAAGGCACAGTCTTGGCGGTTGTATTCAATGAATTTGCGGAAATCGTTGTTGTAGAGCTGATCCAATGTGCCTTCGTATACGGTTTTGTTTTCTCCGATTTCCATTTCTCCGATAGCATCCAGCCTGTATGTGTGTCTTTCTTCATAGGTATATTTCCTGTAGAGTTCTAAACTGTCTAAATGTACACGACCAATTAAGTCGTAGGTAGTTGCTGTTTTACCAAATCGTTCATATTCACGTTTTTTTGGATATTGATCCCATAGACAAAATCTACGAGTATCATCTTTGCTCAAGACCTTGGTCACACGATTTACAGTGTATGGAATATCATAACCTTCACTGTTCCAGCCACTGAGTACATCCGCATCTTCTATCAGATTTAGAAATGTATCTAGCATTTCTGCTTCTGTTTCAAAGATGTGTGTATTAGGAAAGTCTTTAACTAACTCTCGTGCCTGATCGGCACTAATCTTTTTTGGAGGTATAGCCAAACATACTAAGGTATCCAGCCATTGTAGATGAATACTGATAGCAGTGATTGGCATAAAAGCATCGTCTGGACTAGCATAACCGCGTTCTGGGTCAAAATCTACTTCAATATCAAAAAATGCTACATTTAGCTTAGGTGATTCTGCGTTGAGATAATTTTCGCTTAAGCAAACAAAAATTGGATTAATATCTGCTTCATAGATTTTTTTATTAGAATATATGGATAGTTCTTTACGGAATTCTTTAGCGTTTTTACAGTTAACTTTTACTAAAGACTCACCATATATACTTGTATAGCGTCCTTTTGGGTCTGGATAATAGAATGAGTATTTGACCGGATATTCTTTAAATACTCTTCGTCCTTCTTGACTACGCTCTACAATTTTGATGATTTCGGCATCGCGCTGAAAATAAGCGTCTACATACATAAATTCTCCTATGTGATTTTCGGCTCACAAATACCAGTGTGCGGTTTATGGCCCTGCCTACCTTTCTCAGATTTATTTATTAGATTTTTTTAGTGATATCTAAAATTGCTTCAACTTCTTTCCAATCTGCATCGTGAGCATTCCAATCACCCTTATGTGCGATTTTGATAGCACGATTTATCACAGCAGTTTTGATATTGAGTTCTTCTGCTACTGCTTTGACAGTATCTTTGAGACCTTCTTGTAGATCTTCAATTTCGCGAAGAACAGTTGAACCTTCATTAATTAGTCTTTCTAATTTGGCCTTTTCTTCAGGACCATACATACGATTTGACATAGTGATTCCTTTCTAGTGTAGATTATATATTATAGAATACACTATGTCAAGTGTTAAAGAGTTCGAAGTTGTTCGTATAATTTAGCAATAGTTGACTCTAGCTCTTTTAATGTTGCTGGATCAGCATTGCTGTTCTGCATAGATTTTTGTGTCTGTTGTATGGCATCTATTATTTGGCTTCTTAGCTGATTCTTTTCCGCCATTGTTAATTCATTAGGATCTTTTTGAGCTACTTCTTCTGCCTTACTAGCAAGATTGCTAGCCAGCATGTCTAACCCAAATCCTGCGGCACCTGCTCCAATTCCAATAGCTGGGTTGGTCCAAGTTGCTATGCTAGAGGCTAAGTATAAGAGAGCTGCTGCTGAATAGGCAATACCAGCTGCGCTCAGTCCTTGCTGATAGGCATTTTCTGCTGCGGCATACATTCCATAGACTGATCCAGCGGTTCCCGCGGCTTTTAGGCCTTTACTTGCTAATGGACCCATTTTATCTAAGCCTGTGTTTATTTTTGCTGCCTGTGTTCCTAGTTTATTGATTTTATCAGCGAACCCAGGCTGATTCATCATTTGTTTAGTGACTTTTTGTATGCTTTTTTGAAACTCAGGATTTTTTAGTTTTCTGTCAATTTTAGGATCAGGAGATACAAATCTTTCTTCTGTAGCATCCCATAAAACTTTAACACGAGTAGTGTCCATCATCCCACCGCTCTTGTTAGGAACAGATATTGTAAACTTTTGACCTGATATAGGAGCATCTCCGCCTAATACCCACCCTCGTGCTACAGGAGCTTTTGGCTTGGGCTGTTTAGTAGTTCCTGTTGTTGAACTAGTATTACTGGCAGGTTGTGTGGTAGTGGCTGCACTAGGTGCTGGAGCAGGCTGGACAGATAATTTGTTTAATGTTTGTTCTAAAGTAGAACCAGACTTAACAGTGCCTCTTAATTTAGTAGAATCAGCTGGGTCTACTAGTCGCCAGTTAGTGCCATCATGCCTAAAAGTTCGACCTTGATGTTGAATCTCTTGTCCATTAAGTGTGGTAAGCTCTGATAACACTTTCATGTATTTAGACATTTCACTTACTATGGATTCTTGTCGAGGAGTAGCTTTTGCTTTATCTAACAAAGAATTAAGTTTTGCTAAGGCAGCTTTTGCCTCATCCTGGCTCATTCCTGGACTGGTAGCTGGTTTACTTGGTTCAGCTGGTTTACTTGGTTCTGTAGGTTTAGTTGGCTCAGCTGGTTTACTTGGTTCTGTAGGTTTAGTTGGCTCGGTCTTTGGTGTTTCTTTATTCCCAGAAGTCTGTCCGGGTGTTCTGCCTTGTCCGATTTGTAATTCAGGAGTTCCGTCTAAATCTGTTGTGCTGCCAGTTGATCCAGTGCTGCCTTTATTCCTACCAGCTACTACATCTGCTGCTGTGCTCGGCTCAATAGATATATTTTTTTGTTTTAAAAGATCGTTTAATTTTTTAATTGTTTGTGTGCCGGGTATACCGTCTACACTAAGTCCGTTGGCTTTTTGAAAAGCTTCAATAGCAGATTTAGTCTCTGGTCCAAAATAACCGTCTACACCGTGTTGAGGTAGAGCATCAGGGTTAAGAGCTTCCAGACCTTTTTGAAGATCTGCTATGTCTGGGCTAATTTTTGCTCTAGGAATCTTGATTTCAAAATTGGTCTTGCTAGGAGCATTTTTAGGAGTTTCACCGTAAAACCCTCCATCCTGTCGCTCTGCATCTTGCTCACTTAGAATATCTAAATATTTTCTTAATAACACTGTAGACATTTCAACACCTTATCTTAGGCCAGCTAATTTCTTAATTAAACTTAGTGTTTCTTCTACAGGAGCTTCTCCAGCAGCTAATTTAGCAGCATCGGACTTTTGCGGTGCTGCTGTTGTTGGCGCTGCTGTTGTTTTTCCAGGAAGATTAAGCTTGGCTCCTGCCCTAATTTTATTAGGATCTTTAATCTGTGGATTAACAGCCATAATATCCTTAATAGTAGTTTGATTTGCCTTAGCTATTTTAGTTAAATTGTCACCTGGCTTGATAAGATATTGACCGCCGGCAGGTGCTGCCGGTGCTTGAGCAGCTGGTTTGTTTGCCATAGCTTGGGCTACATTAGCATCTCCTGTTGCTGGTTGTGCCTGAGCAGCTGGCATTGCAGTTATTCCGCTTGGAGGAGCAGGAGTGTGCTCGCTACCATCTCCTTGATTTTCTGGTTCTGGTGTGTTAGGAGCTGATTGATTTCCTGTTGGTGATGTTTGTTGGGCAGCTACGGCAGCATCTACTCCGGTGGCATCGTCTTGAGCGCCACCTGTTTGGATATTAGGTGCTCTTACAGGTTGAACGATAGGACCACTAGTTGGATTTCCTTGACCAATATTAAGTTCTGGAGTTTCACCTGCTGGATCCGGTGCTGTGCTTCCACTATAGCCATATACTTCTGGATTAGCATCTGCTGCTGCTTGTGTTTTATTCACAGCTTGACGAGCCTTAAAATCTTTTACTGGATTATAGCTATAAATAGTTCCAGGATTTTGTTGTACCCCAGTTTCGTTATCTTCACCTATGCCGAATTCTTGCATGAGCATACGAGCAATGCTGCTTTTCATATCAGGACTTTCTGTAATACCTTTTTTGTTTAGTTTAGGTAAAGATTGATTATTAACTATAGATTCTTTTAATATTTGTCTTTTATCGATAGTTTCTAATTTGGTCATTAATGCTTTTAAGTCCATTTTATTTTCCTTTAATCTTTTCGCAGTCGTTCACTCGTTTGCCTGCATTTTTACCTGTGCCTGGCTTGGTTCCTACCTTACGATGTCCTGGCCAACAATTTTTTGGACCAGCAACACCTTCCTCCATCTTAGGAGGATCAATAGTCAGCGTGATAACACCATCTTCTATATATCCAGAAGCAGTTACTCTTGGCACACCTGGTCCTGGGCTGTATCTACCACGAAGGTCGCCTTGTAATACCACAGCATATTCTTTACCACCTAATATAACTGATGCTTTAGGAATTACATTTCCACCCTGTGAAGTAGCAGATGGCCCTAATTTAAATGTGTCTATCTCTTGACCATCTGGTCCAAAAGTAACTTTTTCTGTTACTTTTTTAGCTAATTTTTTAGCCTGCTCAGTTTTACGACTTTGTGATTCTGCTAATTCTGTTTCTACTGATCTAAAGTATTTGCCTATCATGCTGGGCTTGGCATTACGATCTACATTCAGTACAGGATTTGTTATGTTTTTATTAGAAGTTTCGTTTTGAATAATAATATTTTCGGCCTGTGTTAAACGGTTAAGACTACCTTTGCCTTCCATAATATTTAGGAAACGTTTCATGTCATCTTTGCCAGAGACTTTTACGGGACTAGGATTGTCTAAGACCTTTAATATTTTTTTCATGTCCATTACTTGGTTTCCTTTTTTAAACAACTTATACAATTACAATCTGGGCAACTTTCACATTCTTGACAACTATGCCCGCAGTGTGTTTCACAACGACAGGAAAAGCATACATCTTTTTTTACCATAAGTGCCATATATGCTCCATAGTCATCTACCCATTTAGGCAATGTCATTACTTTTTGGCTTTTTTAGCAATAGCAATAGCGGCCTGTTGTTTAAGATTTTTAGCAGCTTCTTTTAAGCGACCATCTTTTTCTGCTGATTTTAACATAGCAGCACGATCCTTATAACCCTTTACACCAGGCTTAATATCTTTTGCCGCTGCCTTTTCACCTGCTGTGGGATTCTTAACATGCTTCATTGTGGTTTTAGCTTGATGACTTGCTTCATACATACCACCACATTCTTTTAGTCCATGCACTGGACAACTTTTACCTTTTGGTGTATGATTACACTTGGCAGCTTCATCTACTTTCTTATCCTTGGCTGCTTTTCCTATAGGTTCTTTTGTGTTTCCGTCGTTGTCAATATCAGGAAAATCTGGCTTGGCAGCTTCTTTAACATTTTTACCTGCACGAAGTTTAGCAAAGTCGCTTTTTTCTAATTTGCCGTCCTTGTCTGCATCTAATTTCTTTTGGTTGCCCTTAAGTGCCTCCTGCATTTTCTTAGCTGCTAGTGGTGCTGATTTATCTAAATGCCTCATAACTTCCATAGCCTTATCTACTTCTGCTCGCAGCTTAGGGTTTGTTTTGTATAAAGGATGAGCCATTGCTTCTTGTGGAGTTAGCCCTTTAAATGGA